AAACGTTGGTTTGTTGACAACATTGAGCGTTGCATGGGTCATGTACGTATGGCTAAAGACTCTCAGCGTTTAAAGAACATGCAGATATCAAAGCTTGCAGAAATTAGTGGCTTATCTCCTATTTCTAAGCCTGTGTTTACGCCTGAGCAGATAGCTGGACATCAAATGATGTGGGCGGATGATAACGTAAAAAACTACCCATACCTGCTTATGAACCCTGTTACTGGACCAGATGGCAACCAGATGATTGCTCCACCAGCAGCATACACGAAGTCTCCTGAAATTCCTCCTGCCATGGCTGCCTTGTTACAAATTACTGACATTGATATGAAAGAGCTTTTAGGCAACCAGAATGGCGCTGAGGAAGTTGTATCTCACGTGAGTGGTAAAGCTGTTGAGATGATTCAAAATAAGCTTGGCCTTCAAACGTTTATCTACATGTCTAACATGGCTAAAGCCATTAGATGGTCTGGCACAGTTTGGTTGAGTATTGCTTCAGAGATTTACACAGAGTCTGGCAGAAAGATGAAAGCTGTGGGCTACGATGGCAAAACCTCTCAAGCAGAAATCCTCAAACCAATGATTGATGAAGAGACTGGCAACATAGTAAAAGAAAACGACTTGGCTAATGCAAAACTTGATGTGAATGTTGATGTTGGCCCATCTAGTTCAAGCAGACGACAAGCCACTGTACGCGCTCTCACGGGTATGATGCAATTTGTACAAGACCCAGAGACAGCACAAGTGCTCGCTTCTATGTCAGTAATGAATATGGAAGGTGAAGGCTTGGCTGATGTTAGGGACTTTTTTAGAGCCAAAATGGTCAGGTCTGGCGTTGTTAAGCCAACCGAAGAAGAAGCAGCACAGTTGCAAGCAGAAGCAGAGAATGCACAAGCAGATGCCAATACACAGTACTTACAAGCGGCTGCTGAAGAAGCTACTGCTAAAGCGGCTAAAGCACGTTCTGACACGATGTTGACAGCTGCGAAGACAGAAGAGACAAGAGCTAAGACGATAGCAACATTAGCTAGCGTAGATCAAAAAGAACGTGAATCGATTATGGCCGAGAGACAGCAAAGTGCTGTTGCTCAAAGCCAGATGAATGAGGTTTCCGCCCAGCCTCTTTAATGGGTGAGTTGTTAGTGTGGGGTCGTTATGAGCTTAGATATGGTAGAAGGTGAGGAGTTATTATCTTCTGAGGTTGTCGATGAAGCAGAACAGGCTGAAGTGTTAGACGAGGACGTCACAAAAGAAGCCGAAGCTGGTGAAGTAGCAGCAGAAGAAGATGAAGACGTTATCACCATAGGAGATGCGCCAGCTCCTGAAGATGAAAGTAGAAGTGCTCCTGAATGGGTAAAAGAGCTTCGGAAGAGTCATAGAGAACTTCAAAGGGAAAATAGGGAGCTTAAAGAGCGGGCAAAAGGCGCTGATGTTGCTGTAAAAGCACCTGAAGTTGCTAAAAAACCAACTCTTGAAGATGTCGAATATGACCCAGAAAGGTTTGAAGTAGCACTCAGTGAGTGGTTTGATTCTAAGAGAAAAGCCGACGCGTATACACAAGAGGCAGAAGTAGCACAACAAAGACAACATCTTGAGTGGCAATCAAAGCTAGATAGTTATGGACAAGCTAAAGTAAAACTCAAAGTAAAAGACTTTGAAGATGCTGAAGAAACCATAAAAGAAGCGATGAGCGTAACACAACAAGGGGTGATCTTGCAAGGTGCTAAGAATCCAGCTCACGTAGTTTATGCGCTAGGAAAAAACCCAACTAAAGCAAAAGAGCTTGCATCGATTAGCGACCCTATAAAATTTGCATTTGCCATCGCGGATTTGGAGAGAGATTTGAAAGTAACCAATAGAAAAGCAGCTCCTCCTCCTGAGAAAGTAATTTCTGGGACAGGAAAAATATCAGGCGGCAGCGATGCAACTTTAGAAAGATTACGGGATGAAGCTACAAAGACAGGAAATTTAACCAAATTGCACGCATATAAGCGGCAATTAAAAGACAAACAACACTAAGGAGTAATTTATGGCAAACGCATTCAATAAGCAAGAAACCGTTGCTTTTGAACAGATTTTAGAAGGTTTTGAAGATCAGTTAGTACTGTCAAATCTTGCCTCTAAATACGAGACAGATCAAGCAATGATGGAACGGTCAAATGACATCATATGGAGACCACAACCCTATATTGCTACATCTTACGATGGCCCAGATCAAACCAACAACTTTAAAGATTCAACACAACTTTGTGTTCCTGCTACTATCGGATTTCACAAATCTAGCCCTTGGTTCATGACAGAAAGAGAGTTACGTGATGCACTTCAAGAGAAGCGCTTAGGTAAAGCAGCTAAAGAAAAATTAGCATCAGACATCAACGTGGCACTGATGAACGTAGCTACTAGGTACGGCACATTGGTTATTAAGCGCACTGTGGCTGCTTCTGGTTTTGATGACGTTGCGCAAATCGACGCTATCATGAATGAGCAAGGTATTCCTTCTTCTGAGAGATATCTAGCTCTTTCAACCCGTGACTATAACGGCATGGCTTCTAACTTAGCCAGCCGCTCTTTCATGGGCAACAAAGTAGAGAAAGCGTACACCAATGGCTACGTTGGCAACATCAGCGGCTTTGAGACCTATAAGCTAGACTATGCTAACCCTCTGACAGCAGCGGCTGGCGGTGGAGCGTTAACAATGTCTACTTTAGATGGCGGCGGAAACTTCTACACACCAGCAGCAACCACAGTTGCTACAACTGGCGAAAGCTCAAACGTTGATAACCGTTTCCAAACAGTTACATTGTCTAGCACAACCAACGTTGCACTTGGGGATGCGTTCACTGTAGCTGGTTTGTACAACGTTCACCCGATCACCAAAAGCTCAACAGGTCAGTTAAAAACTTTCCGCGTTATCTCTATACCTTCAGCTACAACGCTCGTAATCAGCCCTCCGATAGTCACAGCTCAAGGCGCAACTAACGCAGAAGTTATCTACCAAAACTGCGCCATCTTAACCAAAGCGTCTAACTCTGCGATTGTGTTCTTGAACACAGTGACAGCGTCACAAAACGTATTTTGGCACAAAGATGCTATTGAGATCCTTCCTGGCCGCTTAGCTCTTCCTTCCGATAGTGGAGTTGCAGTTATGCGCGGAACGACCTCTAACGGCATCGAGCTTGTGATGAGTAAGTCTGTGGATATCAACACATTCAAAACTAAGTTCCGTGTGGACGTATTATTTGGTGTTGTAAACAAACAGCCTGAAATGTCCGGTATTATCCTCTTCAGTCAGACCTAATATTAACGGCCAAGGTAACACTTGGCCAACTTTCTTCATAGTGAGGTTTTATGTCATCAATTTTAGCTCCACAAGGCAGAATAGAAATCGCGCTTACTTCTACCCAGAGAGTAGCCGTTTATTGCAGCGGCACCTGCCAAGTCTATAGAGAGATTGGATATCCTAACTATCCTGAACAATTATCTAAGATTGGGACGGTAACTAATACCACATCAACCTTTGGTACTTTTACCGGCGGCGCAATGATCGTCCTCGAAAATCAGTCTGCATTTCCTGTGCTCTATGATGTTGGGACGGCTCCGGTAATCACCGACCGAATTGACAAGTCGGCCCAAGGCGATCCAGCCACCGCAACAGCCACAGTTGCCTTAACACCAGCTCAAGTTCTAAATGGACTGCTTGTAGCTACACCAGTTGCTGCCGTGAACTACACGCTTCCTACTGGTACAGTACTAGACGCAGGCGCTACTTTGGCAATCGGCGACAGTTTTGACTGGACGATTATCAATTTAGCAACTGACGCAACTTTCATCATCACCGTTGTAGCTAGTGCTAGCCACACAGTTGTTGGCGCAGCGGCTGTATGCGCTAATGCTACCGCTACTGGTGTTGTCCACGGTTCGTCTGCACGTTTCAAAACGCGCAAAACGGCTGCGGCCGTTTTCGTCTCGTACCGCGTTGCTTAGTTAATCTGGGGGAGCAATCCCCCTTTTATTGTTGGTGTTGTATGTACCCAAAGTTGGTTTATAAGTGCCCAGGAAAGTTTGTAGCAAATAAAGCTACTTACAATTATTCACAAATCTTTACAGACAAAGAACTATTTGATATGATTAGAGAAGGTTGGCGAGAAGGTTTGCAAGACGCCATAGACGATTACATTAAAACTAAAGAAGCAGAGGAAACTCCTTCGTGGGATATACCAAAAGAGAGCTTATTACCGCAGCCTTTGAAGAAGTCGGACTCGCGTCTTACGTCTTTGACCTCCAACCGGAGCAAATCCAAAGCGCGTTAAGAAAGTTAGACTCTATGGTTGCTATGTGGGAAGCAAAAGGTATACTTTTAGGCTATCCTTTAGTCTCATCTCCCGATGACAGTGATTTAGACAGCGATTCAAATACTCCTGATAGTGCCAGTGAAGCATTAATTCTTAATTTAAGTATTCGTTTAGCTCCAAGCTTTGGTAAATCGGTAGCGATAGAAACGAGAATAAATGCAAAGCTAGCGTATGATGCACTTCTCTCAGCTGCATGCTTTCCAATTGAAATGCAACTTCCACGTGGAATGCCAGCTGGTGCAGGGAACAAAGATATAACACACCTTAATGCTCCTGTCGAGCAGGTGCAAGTAAGTAATGGTGATGTACTAGATTTTTAATGGAGACATGCATGGCAATAATTCCTGAACTGTCAGAGATAACAACACTGTCATCAAGTGATGAACTTCCTGTTAAAACAAGCAGATCTTCAACTGCAAGACGGGTATCATTAGCTAACCTTAAAGACTTTATTAATGAAGACGCAGTTGCCACTGACGACAAAGTTGTCCAGTTTTCAGCCCCAGTCGCAACAGGATTCACAGTTACAATCACTAACGGCCCAGAGAGTATTTGGCTAGTCCTTACGCCTGACGCAGGCTATGCTGCTGGAACAATTACACTCCCCGCCGTTGCTAACTGTGCTAATAAACAAGAAATCCTTGTAAACTCTACACAAGCTATAACCACACTAACAGTGTCCGGTAATGGCGCTACAGTCGCTGGTGCTCCAACTACCATGGCAGCAAATGCATTTTTCAGATTAAAGTTTGAATCGGTCTTAAGTAAATGGTATAGGGTGGGGTAATAATATGGCTTTACGTGGTGGGCCTTTTGCCGCTAAGCGCGGATCAAATCAGGCAGTGGGGCCTTCAAGCTCTAGCAACTCAAATACTCTAGATGGCACAGAGAGGTCTGTTAGGCTCCACAACTACGGAACCAATATCTGCTTTGTCCGTATAGGGCAAGGGGAGCAAACAGCCTCTACTGCTGACACGCCGCTTCCAGCTGGCGCAACTATCGTTTTGGAGAAGGGACCAGAAGAGGACACTATCGCGTACATCTCTGCGGCAGGCACCTCTCTCTATATTCAGCTTGGCACTGGCGGCTCGTAAGTTTTATCTAGGGGGAAGTATGCAAATTAGTGTGCTGAACGGCATATATTCATCGCCAGATATTGACCTAAGAACAAGCTACCCCAGTAACATGATGCCTATAGTTAAGAAAAACGGTATCAGTGCTGGGTATTTGCGTCCAGCAGAAGGCATTGCCCAGTTCGGTACTGGCCTCGGTATTGACAGAGGTGGTATTGTTTGGCGCGGTGTAATGTATCGGGTGATGGGCTTATGGCTAGTGAGAATAGACTCTGACGGCACTTGTACTGAAATTGGTGGCGTTGGAGGAAGTGGCCAAGTATCTTTTGACTACAGCTTTGACAGATTAGCAGTGGCTGCTATGGGAAGACTCTACTATTACAATGGCACAACATTTTCTGTATTATCTGATATAGATGCTGGTACAGTGATAGATTTTGTGTGGATAGATGGATACTTCTTAACAACAGACGGCACACACCTAGTTGTTACCGAGCTGAACGACCCTACTCAAGTAAATCCTCTGAAATATGGCAGCTCTGAGATAGACCCAGATGAGATCCTTGGCGTGTTAAAACTTCGTGGTGAAGTGTATGCCCTCAATAGGCACACCATTGAAGCCTTTGACAACGTTGGAGGCGACCTCTTTCCTTTCTCAAGGATAGAAGGTGCACAGTTACAAAAAGGCGTACTTGGAACACATACAGCTTGCGTATTTGTTGACAGGATTGCTTTTCTTGGCAGTGGACGAAATGAGCCTCCTGCTATCTGGATAGGTGCTAATGGGCAAGTAGAGAAGTTATCAACAAGAGAAATTGATACAATACTTTTAGAGTATACAGAAGCTGAGCTAGCTCTCGTCTTAGTTGAAGCAAGATGTCTTGGGGGTCAAGAGCTTCTATACGTCCACTTGCCAGACAAAACTTTAGTTTATGATTACACAGCATCTGTCGGCTTAGAAGATCTAGTTTGGTTTACCCTTCATTCTGGCTTGTTGACACCCTCTAAGTATAGGGCGAGAAACTTCAACTACTGTTATGACAAATGGATCTCTGGAGACCCAGACGCAGCCAGAACAGGCCTAATGGATAGCGAAATTGGCTCTCATTATGGAGGGGTGGTTTCTTGGGACTTTGGCACACCAATTTTGTATGGTGAAGGACGTGGTGTGATTATCCATGAACTGGAACTGGTTTCGTTGCCTGGTAGATACACGTCAACTGATGCACCTGTTGTCTGGACATCTCACTCTTTAGACGGCGTTACTTGGTCACAAGAGCGCACTTGTATGCCTGGAAGAATAGGTAATCGATCACAACGTATTAACTGGCTACAACAAGGAATGATGAGAAATTATAGGATACAAAAGTTTAGAGGCACCAGTGACAACCACACTTCATTCTTAAGACTAGAAGCAAGAGTTGAGGCGCTAAATGGCTAGAAAGAACCCCCTCACTCGTAACCAGCTAGCCGAATTCTTAAAGACGCCAGAGTCTATTAAAGCCTTTGAACGTATTATGGTTGACGTTTATGAGTTGACGCCAGCTGATATAGAAGAGATACGCGACCTTATAGCAAACCTTCAGCATAATGCCCTTGGCGGAATACAAGGCGGGTCTGTCAGCGAGAGATACCATTTGACAGCCTTAGAGCACACAGGGACAGGCTCTGGTGTTGTTGTAAGGCAAACATCCCCTGTCCTTGTCACACCTGCCCTAGGAACACCATCTTCTGGCATCTTAACAAGCGCCACTGGATTGCCTCTAGCAACTGGCGTAACTGGGACTTTATCTATTGCCAACGGAGGGACTGCTGGTGCAGCATCCCCTGTGAATGGCGGTATTGCTTACGGTGCGAGTTCTGCCTACGCTTTTACAGCAGCTGGTACTGCCGGACAGGTGCTTATATCTGGCGGTGCTGGTTCCCCTACTTGGACTGCGGCTGCCGCTGGGTCTGTCACTAACGTCTCTGCACTGACTCTTGGCACCACTGGCACTAACTTAAGCTCCTCTGTGGCAACCAGTACAACCACGCCAGTTATAACTCTGAACGTCCCTAGTGCATCAGCGGCTAACCGTGGGGCACTTACCGCAGCTGACTGGATTTCCTTTAATGGGAAGCAGGCGGCTCTAGTGTCTGGCACTAACATAAAAACTGTGAACTCTACTTCTTTGCTTGGTGCAGGAGATTTAGCAGTAGGCACAGTAACAAGTGTAACAGCCACAACTCCGCTATCTTCTACTGGTGGAACTACGCCTGTGATATCCATGGGAACTATAATTACCTCAAAAGGCGGCACAGGTGTCACATCGTATACCGCTGGAGACTTGTCTTATTATGCTTCTGGCTCTGCCTTTACTAAGTTAGCTATTAGCGCCAGTGGTTATGTTCTCACTTCTTCTGGTACAGCACCACAGTGGACTGCTAACACAGGTACAGGAAACGTGGCTAGGGCATCGCTCCCCTCATTCACAACCACAATAGGCGTAGGAGCAGCTACCGCTTCAGCTAGTGGTTCAGGTATAAGCTTTCCTGCTACACAATCAGCTTCTACTGACCCTAACACGCTTGATGACTACGAAGAAGGTACATGGACACCAGCGGATGCCAGTGGTGCTGGATTAGGGTTGACTATTTATACGGCTACTTACACTAAAGTAGGAAGAGGGGTTCTTCTGACAGTGGCTATTGGATACCCAGCTACCGCCAGCGGTGCAGCTGTGTCAATCAGTGGTCTCCCTTTTGCCTGTGCGGCAGGGGTAGCAGGAACCTCTATGCCGCTGTCTAATGCTGGCCTGACATTTGTTGTTTATAGCTCTGGCTCAAATCTAATCTTTAGTGACACATCTGGGACAACATTGACCAATGCACAAGTCAGTGGAAAATACATCTACTGTTCTATGTACTACCCAGTATAGCTAGAGGGTGTCCAAATGAGTGGAAAATTTGTTTACTTTTCGTTACAATACACAGTATAAACTTTTTTGAGGTGATCTATGTGGGGTTTACTTGCTGGTGCAGCTGGTAGTTTGTTAGGGGGCTTCCTTAAATCTAAAGGAGAGCAAAGAGCAGCTGGCATTCAAGCAGCCGCTGCTCAGCAAGGCATTGGCGAGAATCGCGCACAGTTAGACTACTTCAAAAGCCTAATGAACCCTTACAGCCAAGGAGGCCTTCAAGCTTTTCAAGCCCAGCAAAACCTTTTAGGCTTAGGCGGCCAAGGTTCTCAACAAGCGGCTATTGATCAAATACAAAACAACCCTCAGTTCATGGCTATGGCTCAGCAAGGAGAGAATGCACTTTTACAAAATGCCTCTGCTACTGGCGGCTTACGTGGTGGTAACATTCAAGGCGCTTTGGCTCAGTTTA